TTATTAACGATAATCAAGTTAATAATAATAATAATCGGCGACGTGGCCAAAATCGCGTTGACGAAGACGGAGCAAGAAACTGGGTTGACGGAGGAGTCCCCAAGAAGTATAGCCAAGATATCTGGGATCAAGCACTAGCAGAGGCTTTTCCAGGTACTGAATTCAACAATAAAGCTAAGAAAGATCGTGACGAATATGATGAAGAAGGCAACAAGAAAAAGAAATTGTACGGCAAAGATAATTTCAAGAATGCTGTTACTAATCATAAACATGCAATTAATGCAAATAGAAGGACACTTATGGAGTCAATCATGCATTATGCTTCAACACTATTGGGTTATGCTATTATCATTGGGATTGGAGACAATCTTAAGAGAGTACACAACACTAAGGGTTTTGTTAGATTCTCTATTAACTTAAATATTGACCTGATAGATCGAAAGCGACAACTACGTCAAGGTGTAGGTGCTGATAAATACTGCAATTGCGGGATGCGTGTGCAGGTTTGTCAGCATGAAATGGCGATTATTAATCGCAATCGAAATGTTGCTTACAACTTTGTTGACTCATATTACTATCCACAGTGCATGGAGGGTATGCATGCTAGATTGGTTGATAACCATATGACAGTTGGATATTTTTCAGGATGGGTGTTTCCCAAAAATGGAAAGCACAGTGATGTTGAGTATGCATATTACGTAAGAGATAATGCAGTACAAATGATGGTTCGTGGTAATGAAGATATATATGAACACCAGGCACTCAAATATGCGAGGGACTCATATATTACCCTAGATAATTATCAAGATAATTTATATGCTGCATATGATGGAGTCTATATTAGAACCGCATTACAACACGAAGTCAGAGATGCTAAGGCAGCTTACTGCATTTTTAAAATTGAGGTTTCTGAGAGACAGAATCCTTCATTTGCAAAATTTGCATCTGTGGATGAGCAAGTCATCGAAGCACCCGAGGTCAAACATTTTCAGATAGAAAATATATTAGAAGGGTGGCAAGAGGTAATATCAAATCATCAGGTTTTGAACATCATTGATGTTGCTGGCTTTTCTTTATATACGTATCATGGCAAGTTTTCTGTAATGACACGGACTAAAGAACCGATGATTACTGGTAATAACAATTCTGATCTTCTCATTAAAGTATTGGCCAACATCACATTTCCACAATCCATAATTACTGAAGTGATTAATGAATTACCTAGGACATTGAACATAAATGATGTTAGACGATACAGAGATGCTGTATTTAGATTGATTGAATCAAAAGTCAAAACCAGTATTGAGGATGCTGGTAAGATAGCAACAGTAATTATGCATCTCAATGCCAGATCAATGGTGTCACTTGCTAATGATTGTCAGGATCCGTTATTGCAAGCTGTATATGCAAGCAAAAGTGTTGATGAAATAGTTGAAAAAACGAAGAAGTATAAGGTTGACTTCTTCGATTGGAAACCTATTTACATGTTTGTTGCTACAGTTGCCATTACGTTTTTGACTATTTGTCTATTACAATCATTTGCAGCATATTACCATGCACATTATGCAGTTGCTTATTACCACACATATTATTCTGACATATTGAAAGTAGGTTTACTTAGTATAGCAGTTATTATAACATTTTGCACATTTATGTATACACTGAGTGTTGGTTCAATTTATTTTGTTACCTTATTACAGTTTGTTAGTTCAGTATTGGGTTTATTAGCTGTATCCGCCTCAATTAATTGGGCAGGTATTTCATCTAGTGGAATTTTATTAATGCTATCAGTATACAATATGATCAAAGTCCCGAGAATTAATGCTTTTTCAATTTTGTGGGTAGGACTAGTTGCTTTTTATTTTCAAATTGTTAATGTATATTCTTATCAGCCAATAATTATATCAGCTGGTTGTACATATAATAATGTTAAGGAAATGATGGGTCACCTAATCGTCTGGGGTTATCTGTACAGACGCAGTGATCTTAAAATTAGGGATAAGAAAACAAAGGCGCGACTTGATCCAGAAGTAGGTTTTTACTGTAAGGATAATATTTTTGATGATGCAATAAACGGCCTCATTACAAAATGCGACTGCATAGCGGATTCAAATTGCTTAAAACAGAAGTCACCCATATTTAAAGGCGAAAGGACACAGAATAGTCCTTATAGCATACACAAATGTCAGCTTACATTCGCTGAATCTGTTTATAGACAATTAGCATGCAACATAAGACCGAACCTTAGTGAAGTTGAAGATTTTGCTAATTGGTATGCTGATTATAAAGTTCCTGAAATGGTGAAAGGTGCACAGAACTATGAAGGTATCATTAAATATTTGGATTGGCTTAACAGTAAAGACAGTGGTAAACGAGAACAATATCTTAGGGCCTATAAAGATTATAATGCAGGCATGTCTACTAAGGATTTTGATATTAAGTTTAAGAATCACACTAAACTTGATGAAAAAATTTATATTGATCATTCAGCTGACACTGTTAACATGAAAAGTCGTAATGTGACTGAAGAACATGATATTCGAAAATCACTATTGGGTCCTTTTATTGACTTCGTTAGCAAACTTCGTAAATTGCATGATGACACTTATGGATGCGGCAAATCCTTTGAAGAATTGGCTATTATATTCGAAAGTTGGGAGTATCTTATTATAGGAGCTTATGATATCATATGTGTTGATGGCTCAGCTTTTGATTCTACACAGCATCTCATACTTAAACAGAGAATTGATGAGAAACTGTACATATCTATACTTCTTGCGAGGCCCGATTTAATAACATGGTGCACACCTAAAGAGCTTGAAGCTCTTATTAGAATGCATAATGCAATTTCTTACGGTGCATATGGAGCATTTGTGCAAAAAGGTACGACTTTTTCTGGGCAAATGGCAACATCAGATGGTAATACAGGCAGATCCGCAGCTTATATTGAATATGTTGCTTTTAAGATGAACCTGAGGAAAGGCCCTGATTATAATCACATGACTATAGGTGATGATATGATTATGATCATAAGAAAGTGTTACACTAAGCAATTCATTGAACTGTGTTATAAGCATGTGTATGCTATACCGCCTAAAAATAGGACTCTCATTTTTACACATGGTTTAGGTCAACTAGCAAAACGATTTGATGTGTACAGTTGTTTTGAGGAAGCTGAGTTTATATCAGCTCATTTTTTAAGAGACACATCAGGCCATATAAAAATGGTTAGAAAGCTAGATAGATTTCTCCAACTCACACCCTATACAAGGTCCAATGATAGTACTAATTACCACAAAGAACGCATATTGAATTATGAGTTAATGTATGCTGATTATGTAGATCTTATACAGTGGGGACAAGGTATAGTCTTCTATGAATCAATAGCAAAGATGTGGAAGAGACTGTTGGACAATAATGAGTATGGTTTGATTTTTAAGAATTACCGTACTGAGCGAGACAGCAAGCATGTTAACAGGAAAGATAAACGTATCCTAGATTGCAATTCCTCCTTCATAAGAGAAGTGTGGAACAGATATGGCATTACTGAAACTGACATTAATGACTTTATAGATGGTTTGGATAATATATTTGATATTTATGATCAACATTCAAGTTACTTGGTTGATCAGATATACAAACATCGTAAGGGTCATCAATTTGCACTGATTAAGTATGATTATAGCGGTAGCAATAGGGTAGTGGATGGAACCACATATGATGTTAACAGTACTGTACTTGCTGGGGCTTCTAATTACAAGAAAACCTCAAATTTATTAAGTATTAGTAAGCCCTTAACAGATGCCGATTTAGACGGCACTTACGCTTCGTTGAATTAATTTGTTCGTTTTGTTTATCAATTAATTTTAATTAACTAATTAATTAATTGGCCACCACAGGGCCTTAAA